TGGTACAACTATGTTATTAATAAATAATCCGTAGTGGGGTATAAGTAGGTGGGAAAACAATAGGATGGGTGTGGCGGGGGTAGTAGTAATGGTGCGCTTGATTGGCTCGCTTCGCTCGCAAAGATAAGAATCCGTGGGGAACACGAACATGTTCGCTTTGTTTATGTACTGTCAGCCATTGGCAGTGGTATGACCAAATCAATGACCGGCTCATTTTACCTGACTGAAAGCCTACTTATTCCAGCTGCAACTTTATCTGGAACTAGAGTAACAGGCACCGTAGATCTCTCCGCATATGTTAATGTGCCAACAGGTCAAGCGATTGCAATAGAATCTGTGGACTTCATTTACCAAGTTGGTGGCGATTTCGGTTCTGATGTCGCAAACATGGTTGTTGCTAATGGAGCAATCACAACTCAGCTAGTAGACCAGAACCCGGGAACTGCATTTGTTCGAGCAGACAATCATTCTTTGGTTGCAAGTGGATCTCTTCAAATTGACAAAGCCAACAACGTCGCATCTCATGCTTCAGACCTTTACCCAGACAACTTTGGTCCAGCTAACTTAAGCGAGGCTTTCTTGGTTGTCAATGATGGACTTTTCCTAACTGCAGGAAATGATGGGGCCGCTATTGGTGGATCTTCTGTTACTGTTACTGCTCGTATTCGTGCAAGAGTTGTCAAACTATCGAACAAAGATTGGATGGCTATTGCAATCCAAAGCACCGCTGACCAATGAGGTTGATTCCTCATGGTATGCGAAACGTGCAAACTTCTACAGGAGTTGTTGGTTAGTGCTGGCGTCTCTACTGATATTGCTGAACCGGCTAGTCAATTACTTGCCCCTCTTGAGAAGAAGGCAAAGCGGAAAGCGAGTGCTTACAGTATCAAGTACGGTAAGGCTTTCAAGCGAGTTGCAGGAAAATACAAACTCAAGTCAGGAGCATGGGCAAAGAATGGATTCAAGCGAGCTCAGAAGGAAGCGCATAAAGTAGCAAAGAAGATGAGATGATATTATGGAGAACGAAGACTTACGTACACTAACAATGGAAATACCTCATATCAATGTTTCAAAAAACGCTCCTGATCCAACATGGACTACTCTAACTGCTCTTAGTGGCTGGCAACCAATTGCTAGTTCGCCTTTATCTCTTGCTTGGAGTGGTACGATCGATCTCTCTGGTTATGCACGTGAAATGAAAACATTCTATCCTTCGGCTGGATTAACTCAACGTGGGCATTTCATATTGGCTCAAGGTGGAGCAGGTGTGAACACTTACACGATTATTTCTTCAATACCTTTAGATCCAGATGAAGTTCTTGCTCAGTTAATTTCTGGCGGTCCGGGATTCATTACTTTTGGAGCCGGTAATCAAAATTGGGATACAGTATTATTTGCTGAATCACAAATGTACGTTGTTAATGCTAATATCACCCCGAACCCATTTGGAATTCTACAATTACTTGATACTCACCAATCTGGTTCATTATCTCCAACAGCATCAGACACACTTTATTGTCTGAAAATTGTAAGTCCAAATGATTCAACACAAACTACTTTGCTTCTTCCAGCCTCAAGAGTAATCTTACCGGGTAAGTTTGGAAATGAACCGGATGTAGAATACATGATGAGACTAAAGAGATCAGTTGAACTCTCTCAACAGGTGTGAGCAGATTGGTATTCATCATTGATTCTCCAGAGGATCTTGGTGCTCCATTAGAATTTCTCTACTACCTCTACATTTTATCGAACGCGGGAGGCAAACCACTGCCACCACCTGTACGTCTTGTAGTGTCTGCGGCACAGGCTGGAGATTACATCGGTACAGAAGTATCGAAGTTCGACGTCGCACGAGGTCCAAGGAGATTCTCTGGAGCCATGACTACACCAGAGATACTCGCGTATGAAAGTTCAGCGCTTGGATCTACCAGAATAATTTAATTCATTGTAAATACTTAATAACGTGCATTTGTTTTTGTAATCTTTGAGTAGAACAAATAGGACATGGTTTTTTTCTTGCTTGAGATATCGATACATTCCAACATCGAGGACATTCAAACATTCTCCAATTCAATCTCATTTTCAATCCTCTGCAGAATCGCGATCAAAACATTCATCGCACATTTGGTAGCACACTGAATAAGAACATTCTTTGCAATACTCCCAAACGCAACCACAATCTAATTGTTCACCAGTGCAATTCAAGTGTTGTTGATCTGAACAAGTCATCTAAGTTCACCAACTTCACAAATACAACTAGTTAATTTTGGTGGAATGTTCAGAGGATGACTTCCGCACGTACAAGAATAATACTTGAACCATAATTGTGATTGACCTTTTTTACCGACTTCGGCATGAGTCTTCCACTTGCGCTGACAATAACTGCAGGTAAAACCAGTAAGTTCTTTTCTATGAGTTGCAAAGCGGTCGTATGCGGTGCCGCAATCACACTTGAATGAACTCATGCGTTCATCTCCCAGCAAATAGCGCACTTAGGTGTCAGTTGAGGGTTGCATTTGCCATCATCTCTATTCTTTCGATGTGCTTCTGAACCAGTATGGTCTAGATCCTTCAAGAATCTAACCATTGCAGAGGTATCTATTGCCCTCTGAACCCATGCTGAGCGGTTCCCATTGGTGTATTCATCCGCTAATCTGTCCAGACTTCGCTTCGCCTCCAGTGTCAATGACACGGTTATGATGGTTTTATCGTCCCTCATGGTGAATGGTACAACTATGTTATTAATAAATAATCCGTAGTGGGGTATAAGTAGGTGGGAAAACAATAGGATGGGTGTGGCGGGGGTAGTAGTAATGGTGCGCTTGATTGGC